GAACCGCATAGCGGCCCGGCAGGATTTCCAGCGCGTCCTTCTGCCAGAAGCAGTTGATCGGAGCGGCGTTGACGTTCAGCCGGTCCACCGTAGCGGCGGCGTTCGGCGTCACGACGACGTTCTGGTACTGCGCTTCGGCGTCGGTGTTACCCTGGTTGCTGATGATCGGGGGCGTGATCACCATCTGGGTGCCGTTCACCACCGAGACAACGCGGAAGGACTTGAGTTCGCCCGTGTCGCTCTTGGTGATGTGATGCACCGCGTTCACCCCGCCGATGGTGATGGCATCACCGGCGCGGTAGTTCGTGGTGTCCACGACCGTGATGGTTTGGAAGCGGTTGTCCACGTTGGACGTCTCGCCCGTGACCGCAACGCTGGTGGCCACCGGCACCCAGAAGTTGCCCGCACCGGCCAGCGTGGACATCGTGGTGTCGCCGGCCGCGCCCGCGCCGCGAATGCGGTTGGCGTAGTCGAACTTGTAGGTGTCGAACCCAGCCACCGTGCCCACGAAGCCACGACGCAGGGCCTCGTCGGAGATGCGATTGCCGAACGAACGGGTCGCCACCGCCAGGTTGCCGGCCATGCCGTTGTAGTCCCGCGAGGACAGCGCCATGTAGCGGTCGAACTGCTGGACGCCCTGCTCGTTCATGATCGTGTCGCAGGCGGCCACGTCGTCGTAGTCGCCAGCAGCGCCGGTGCGCGTGATGACCAGCGAGCCGAGGTTCGCAGCGGCGTTCATGATCGCCAGGTTGATGTCCGAGGCGAGCTTCTGGCGGGCGGCGTCGCCGAGGCGGCCTTCCTGCAGCGCATCGCGCAGTTCCAGCGCGTCCATGATCCACGGCACCGAACGCTGAAAGCCCAGCGTGGCCGGCACGGAAAGCTGCGTGTACTCGCTGAAGTTCAGCGTCTGGTCCATGCCGCTGAACGATTGCGCGATGTACGGCTGCGGACGCCAGATGACGTTGTTCGTGCGCTCCATCATCGAGCCGTCAGTGCGGTACATCGAGACGTTGCGCGACAGCACGAGCGCGTCGTTGAAGCCTTCGAGGAGGTCTTCGAACGCGACGCGCTCTTCCTTGGAAAACGAGTTGGCCATTTGTGGCTCCTGAAAACGGATTGAGTGACTTGGTACGGCTTGCGCCGCGCTTTGCTACTCAACCCGTTGGAGCCGGTCGGCCGCTCTTGTGTGGTTCGCTACTGCCCGTAAGGTGGGCGAATCCTGCGATTGGCGGAAATGTACCACATTTCGCCGTCAGTGCAATACCGTCAGGATGATTGCTTGCGCCGAAGCTGCTGTTTGTATTGCACCACCTTCGAGTAATTGCCCGTGCGCTCGGCCTCTGCCCGCAGGCGCTCCAGCGTGGAATCGTTGGCCGATGCCGGCGCACCGCTGCGAATGGTGGATTCCGGTGCCGGGGGTTTGCGGTTGGTGACCTTCATGTCCTTCTCCAGTTTGGCCACGGCGAAAGCGAATTTCACCGGGTCTTGAATGGCGCCTAGTTCCTTGGCTTTCTTGGGGTTGCGGCCGAGCGCATACACCACCAGCGCAGGGTTTTCCGCGCCTTGCAGAATCACGCCCTGCTGCACGGTGTTCAGCGCCTGCTGGACGATGGCCTCAGCGTCGTCGTAGTCCTTGACCTTGAGTTCGGTTTTGGCCTTGGCGTAGCCCTCCAGCTTCTCCTGCCACGCGCGGGTGTGTTGTTCCTGCATTTCGCGCGCCTGGCGCTCCTGCGCCTCGACTTCGCGCTTGCGGGCGTACCAGGCCTCGAGTTGCTGCTCGTAGCGCGCCGTGTCGTAGTCCGCCGATTCCAGCGTGGGCTTGGCCCCCAGCGTTACCTGCTGGGCGGGCGCGGCGGTCTGGAGCTTGGCCTGCAGTTCGCGGTTCTGCTTCTGCAGTTCGCGGTGCTGGCGGCGCAGTTCGCGCACCCACTCGGGCGCACGCTCCTGTTGCTCGGGTTCCTCGTCGCCAATCTGGACGACGATTTCCTCCTCTGCTGGCTGCTCTTCTTCTGCGGCCGGCGCCTCGGGCTCGGGCGTCTGCTCGGGCTCGGGCGCGTCCTCGACGGGCTGCTCCAGTTCTGCGGTGTCGGTATCTGCCATGTGCTCTCCACTCACGCATTGACGGCTGCGCGGTTGCCGGTGGCGCGGGTGCGCCGGATCAGGGGCCGCCGATGCCGATGGAGCCGTCAGGGCCAACGTCCGAGATGGCCGACGTATCGCCGGGGCCGACAGATGTGACGCCGATGTCGGCGGTGGCCGGTGCTGCCGACACTGCAGGCCCGGTCACCGGCACGCCTTCCAGCCCAAGCGTGGCAATCAGGCTCTGCGCCTCTGCCGGCGTGACGCCAAGCTGCTCAGCCAGCCCAAACGCCTGCGACGAAATCGGCGTTGCAGTGCTGACTGGCGTGAGCGCGCCCTTCATCTGCGAGCCTATGGTCGTTCCCTTTGTGGCCAGCGAAGCCAACTGCAGCGGAATCGGCGTCAACAAATCGACACCCTTGCCCAGAACGTCCGCAATCGTCAACGGCCCGAACGGCGTACTGAACGTCTGCATGCCCTCGATGGGGCCGAATCCAAAACCGCCGCCGATACCACCGCCGCCAGTACCGCCGCCCATCGCGTCCATCCCCGGCCCGACATCGGCGCCGGTCGTCATGCCACCAGTCACCGCGGGCGCGGCCGTGGGCGCAGCGCCGGCAGCGGCGGGCGCAAACGTGATCGGCTGGGGCGCAAACCCGGTGGGCAGGCCCTGTACTGCCTGCGCGAACACCGCGCGGCGCAGGATTTCATTGAGCAGCGGGTCGGCCACGGAGAACCTCCATCACGCCTTTGGCGGTATCGACTGCGGCCTTCTGGTCGTCCATCTCCAGCCGGCCCAGCGTTTCAATGGTCTTCGCCTTCACCAGTTCGGTGTCGGCCACGGTGCGCACCACATCGGCGCGGGATTTCTCGGCCTGCGCGATGGCCTTCTCGGCTTCGGCCTGCAGGTACAGCGCCTGCGGGTCGGGCTGCTTGTTCTGCTGCGCGGCCTGCAGCATCTGCGCCTCTTCCTCGGTGGGCTTCATGATGCCGGCCATCACCATCTGCCGGCGGAAGAACGAGCGCACGTCGCTGATGCCTTCGCCCTCCATGTTCTGGAACGCCATCGCCAGCAGCACCTGCTGGGTCTGCGGGTCTTGCACCAACTGCAGCATGCCCAGCACCGCCCGCACCGTGGCAGCGCGCTGGCTTTGCGACGACGGGCCGACCGTGGCCACCACATCAAACCGCGCTTGGCTCAGGTCGTTGGCCGCCACCACCTCGCCGTCCACGATGGTCGGCTTCATCAGCTCGACCGACTCGATTTCGCCCTGCGGGCCAACGGTCTTCATCTTGCGGCCGGGCTCGACGTAGACGTCTTTGCTCATCGACAGCCAGATTTCGCCGGCACGCTGAACGGCCTTGCCAAAGTTGCTCATGTACAGGAACGCCTGCATGTCCAGGCGCTGCTGCACCATCTCGACGGCCTTGCCCGAGATGTTCGAGACGATCTTGTCCCCGTTCTGCTGGTTGCCAAGGATGTCCGCAATGTCCACCTCGGTGACCTGCAGCAGCGCAGCCATCGCAGGCGGCACGGCCGCGGACTTCGTGTACGCCACCGGCCCGCTGATCTGCTGCGAACCGTCAGCGCCCGTCACCGGGTTGATCAGCAGGTAGGGGTACTGCTTGATGTTGTCGTCGGCCCACATCATCTGGTGGCCGGCAACCTGCTCCGGCGTCATGATGGGCTTCTCGACACTGGATAGCGCGCTGATCTCCGCGAGCTTCGACAACTGCATGTTCTTCAGACGCTGCGCGTCCTTGGCCATGCGGACCACGCCCATGCACCGCTCGACGTTGTCGATGAACCACCGCTTGCCATACACCGGCACAATCGGAATCTGGTCCCCGGCGATATACCCATCGTCGCGCAGAATCTTGCCGCCAGACATCAGGTACTTGCGCACCTTGCGCTGCTTCACGCGGCGGCGCCGAATCTCCACGCTGCCGATGGCCGCGAGCCGCGCCTCCAGGTCGGGGTCGGCCTCGAACTCGTCCTGCGTGTACCGCTCTTCGCTGCCGTCAATGGCCTGGTAGACGCGCATTTCGCGCGAAACTTCCTCGACCACAAAATACTCGGCCACGAACACCACGTCCGGCGTGTCCCAGTCGAACTCGTACTGGTACACCTCCTTCGGCCAGGTCGTCGGGTCGTCGCCGTATTCCTCCATGTACGCATCGCGCGAAATGGACGTCAGCACGAAACAGCACTTCGCGTCAGCCTTGTCCTGCCGCTTGGCGTCCAGGTCGAAATACACGCTCGAGTCCGCGTCGTAGATCGGCTCGATGCGGATGCGCTGCTTTTCGTTCTCCGGGTCGTACTCGTCTTCGTACACCGCCCGCAGCCGCCAGGCCCCGAAGCCGCCAGTGACGGCCTCGTCGAAGGCGTTGTCATACGCCTCGTTCGCGGCGCTATCCTGCTCGTCGGCCCGGTAGAGGCGGTTGCACACGTCGGCCAGATCGGTGCGCTTGGTGCCGTCCTTGCTGATGAAATCAACCGTCACCCGGTTGTTGCGGTACTCGTTGATGATCCGCGTGATCGCCAGCGCGATCTTGTTCACCTCCATCTTCGGGCGGTTCTCGAACTGCTCCTGCAGCGGACCCTCCCACTGCGCACCGCTGATCGAGGCGAACCGCCTGTCCTGCAGGCACTGCAGGCGCTCATTGCGCAGCGCGCTCTGGATGTCGTCGAACTTCCGCAGCGCGTCGCCGTGGACCGTTCGCATCTGCTGCTCTTTGCTTACGCGCGGCATGCTGCCCCCCAGAAATTCACCGTCGGAACCGCGTACACGGACACCTGCCTCGCGCTGCCCGCCGTCTCAGCCGCCGCCACCGGGAACGCAAACGTCACCGCTATCGCGTCGGCCGCATCCGGCGAGGCCAGGCCCCGGGCCTTCATGTCCTTCTTCGATTCCAGAAACACCGTTCCGCTACTGTCCGGCTTCGTCCTCGGCCCCGTCAGGTCGGCCTTCAACTGCTTATCTGCCGGCACGCTTGCGGTCTTCAGCCAGTCGCGCATCGCACCCCACATCTCGGCGCGCTTATTGCCCCACATCACGGGCCGACTGGACTTCCACCCGAAGTTTACCCCACGCACGTGGTATCGCTGCTCTTTCAGCCGATCCAGCACGCCATACCCCAAGCCGCCTTCGTCGATCAGCGTCAACGCCGGCCTGTACCGCTCAATCGCCTCGATCACGTGCCCCACCACCATCATCGTGTCCTCGCCGCGATAGCGGTGCAGCGCCACCAGGTCGCGGCCCTGCCGAACGGCAATCACCGTCGAGTCCGCCCCGCTGCGCGCCGGGTCCACGCCGATCACGATGGGCGCACTCGGGTCTTTCCACGGCGGCCGCGCCGCGGCGTCGTCCACCAGTCTGGGCGAAATGAACTGGTCATCGCCGGCAGTGGGAAACTCCCCGTACACCTCGACGCGGGCTTCGCGGGAAGCCTCGCCGTATTCGGCAATGATCTGCTCGTAGACGTTTTTGTCCGTGCCTTCCACAGAGCGCGAGTCGATCTGGCGCGTGTTCCAGAAGTCTCGCTTGCTGTGGAAGCACTCGAAGAAATAGCCGCTGTTTCGGCGCGGGTTTGAAAACGCCAACCAAAACCTGTGCTCGGTCGGCTCCGAGAAAAAGCCCGCAGCTACCTGCCAGATTGCATCAGGCACGCCCGCAGCCTCGTCAAACAGCAGCAACACCCCGTCGTAGTTGTGAACCCCAGCATAAGCGTCGGGGTTCTCCTCGGACCACAAGCGCCCCTCGACAGACCAATACCTGGTGCCTTTCTTCAGATCACGTTCAACCAACTCCGTGATCCACTTTGCCGGCGACACTCTGGTAGCACTGATTTCAAACCAGTGCTTGTTGATGGACATTGCCAACCACTTCGTAATTTCCGCCCACGTCACGCTTCGCAACTGCGATTCTGAGTTTGCGGAAACAATCGTCGTGCCGCCGATGCGCGTGGAAAAAAACCACAGCACGATCCAGCTTACCAGTGCGGACTTTCCAATTCCGCGCCCCGACGCCGTGGCCATCCGCAGGACAGACGGATCCACCGCGCCAGCGTTTTTCTTTACGTGATCCGCGATTTCCCGCAGTATTTCTCGCTGCCATTTGCGCGGGCCAGTGAAATGCTCCAGCGGCGTGTTTTTTTCGCCCCATGGAAACACCAGCATTACAAACGCCAACGGGTCGTTCTTGATGCGCGGCGACCAGAGCTTTGCCATCAGCAACTGCTCTTCGCCAGCGGAGTATTTCGTCGTCTGCACTACCCGCGCCCCTCTGCCGGCAGCGCCGCAGGCGCCAATTCCACCGCTACCGCTGCACCGGCGCCGATCACCCGCGCATCCTCGACGTCAATCGCGTCCACACGTTTCTGCGCCGCCTCCAGCGCAGCCACCACACTGATCTGCTGCGCCACGTCCACCTGCACCTGCTGCTTCGCCACCCAATCGTGCCGGTGCTTCAGCACCTCCAGCGCCACCTTCGTATCCCCGTCCAACGCAGCCGCCATCAGCGTCGTGGCCAGGTCGCCCTCAGCGTCAGCGCGGCCCTTCATCTCGGCCATCTCGGCCATCGGGTCCATGAGCTTCATGCGGGCAAACTCCACCGGCAGCATTCCTGCCCGCAGCGCAAGCGCATCACCGCGCAAACCAAGGCGCGAGGCCTGATAAATGCGCTCCAGCACCTCAGGCTCGGCCTTCAGTTCGCGGGCTACTATGGGGAGGTCGCGGAACATACGCGCGATGATACGCTATTGCCGGCAGTGTGAATAGCTGCTGCTTTTTGTGCGGCGCAGCATGGCAAATGGCTGTGGAAAAAAAATTGGCTGCGACCCCTTCGTTTTCGTTCACGCTCGACGGTCAATCGTTGGTATACCCCCCTTTCGCA